AGATGATAGAATAACTCTTCTCGTGTATTATCTTTATATCTATCAAACTTCTTGTATAAAGAGATAACTTGGTTAAGCTCTTTAAGTTTTTCCTTATCAAATACGAAGTCCATGGCAAGTTGGCTATGCTTGAATTAAGCCTAATTGTTATAATTTACTTGTTTTTAAGCAAACAGTCAACATTACAATTCTTTTGAGGAAGCCCCTAAAGGTGGCATTGCGGCCACTTTTATCTTGACAGACCTAGTTACATCCTCTTGTTTTGTAGGTGTACTTGGGTTATTTATGTCTTGAATAGCTTCTTCGTCTGAATTGTACTCTTGATTCGTTATTTTATTTCTTAATACTACTTCGGTTTCACACTTAACCACTGGTACTTTTTTACCATTGATCATGGTATAAGCAACATCTCCTTCTTCTATAAACGGCATATTCCTCCTAATCTCTATTTATTTCTAATATACTTATAATAGCACTTATACCAGAAGTGTCTGAACTTTCAAGCAACAGTATATCATTTTCCTCTAAAACAATAGGTCCTTTAGCAACATTACATATGGTAGGACCACTTATTTCTGCATGAGCTATTTGATAAGTTGTAGCTGCACTTGAATCAATTACATATGTTTTTGCTGTTTTACTACCACTGGTGTTTGTTATTTGTATGTTCTGAATAATAGCTCTAGAATCAGATGGACAAGTATACACTGCTACTGCAGTAGTAACCGTTGGATCATAGAATGCGTTTTTATATATATTTGCCATTAATATCCATCCTGTACTAATAATAAATCAAATGAAGCAGAAGCAGAAGAGGTAGAACTTGCCTTTCCAGAAACATATATATCTGCCTTTTGAGGTATTACATTGATTGCATTAAAGATAACAGTTGTCTGTCCACCTCTAACATTTAAAAATTGTTTTGTTTGAAATGCTGCGTTAGCAATACTATTATCTCGTTGTATAAATTTAAAATCCATTTCTTGATCTTTACCAGATGATACATCTATTGATAATAAATAACCAGTATAACCTGCAGGTATGGTATATAAACACATTAAAGTTTGTCCATTACCAGCAGTTATAGTTGCAGCAACATCAGATCCACCTGTATAAGTTACAGATATATTTCCAACATTATTTCCAGATGTTCCCGCAGTCTCAACAGACATTCTAAATACTCTTAAAAAAGTTTGTGTAGTTGTAACTGTAGTTGTTCCATCCATATCAACAGTTTCTTCAGCTAAATTATAAGAACCATCTAGACCTTGTATTCTTAAAGTTCTAGCACCAGTTCCTGCTACATCGTCATTAACATCATCGCTTACTACATCAACAGTAACAGCTGTAGATTGCCAAGGATAGTCGTCTCCTGTTTCCCAAATAGTTTCAAAAGAACCTGAACCAATAGAACTATTATATCCAAACTTATTAATCATAGAATAACCAGGAACTTTACCTTGCTGTACAGCTAAATAAAATGGAATGTCATCAACTGTACTTCCACCTGTTATTGGATTGACATTATTACAAGACATTAACAATTCCCTCCCATACTAAACCAAGTATAACGTTCTGTTTCTTGTTTAATTTCATTTAAAAAAGTAGAATTCAGTTGTTCTACTACAGCTGAAATAGATCTATTAATTTGTTTTTGATTAGACTCATCATATTCTTTTTTAGGTTCAGGTATTCTTACATTTATTTTTGTCATTATCGTCTACCATCTGGTTGTAAATCTAAGTTTAATGTACCAAATCTCCAGTCTTCACTAATATTTTGATTGGCTATTTTAATATTTGCATATCTTCCTCTTGCTCTAGTGTCTTTCTTTTGTGTAGTAGAAGTAATAGTAAATGGACTTAGAGCAGTTGTTGTACTTGAATCTTGTGGGTAACGTTTAACGGCTAACGTCATTTCAATATTACCTTGTAGGTTTTTAAAATCAGGAATAAATCGTCTCATGGCTAAAAATATTTCACCATCCGTTCCTTCTATTTTTAAATCAAAATCAAAAGATTGAATATAAGAGGTAATAACCGTTGTCGTTCCATCTGGATTGACTTGGTCCGTTCCTACATGATGTTCAAATAATACCGTTTGACCTAAATTATCTTGTCCTACTACGGTAGGAAAAGTTCCATTGGCAGTTGAATTATATTTAGTTGCAAAAGGATTAGGATAAACAATAGCATCGATCCACGATGTTCTGGCCTCGGTCCCTGTATACCAAACTTGACCAGGTTGTCCTTCTCCATAGTTATAAACAACATATTGATCATTAAAATCAGAATTAGTAGAAGTATAATACCAAATCACTTCGTTATGTAAGTTATCAATTCCTGCAAATACTTGTTGACCCTTCGTCACATCAATTTGATCGTACACATAATCTAATACAGAAGATTGTAATGTTTTCACAGTACCATCAAATAGAAAGAATCCATTCGCAGACATCCAATAAGCAATACCATCAATTTCTACCACAGCATTTTTACCTATCAAACCACAGTTGGTACCTACTTGTTCAAATCCAAAAGTAAAAGGAGCACCAATATATCTCATGGTGTATAATGCATTATCCGTCCAAACCAGAATGGTTTCTTTTGCTTTTAATGCACCCACGATCCGCGTTCCATCTTGCAATCTAAAACTACCTGCAGCGTTGATCGCGGTTTGTGTATAATCATTAATATTTTCAACATCCGAGAAACGAATAAACATATCATCTTGAGTAGATGTTGTTCCAATTGTTGTTTCTGTTCCAAAATGAACTAAGTGTCTTGTGGTTGGTGATACTAAAGTAAGTCTGGAAGCAGTTGGATTATTAGTTGTTTCAAATCCTGACGTGGTCGTAGAAGCGCGTACAGTTAAAGGAGTTACAGCTCCCGCATTCCAAGTAAATGTTTTTCCATTAGCAATGGTTGCAATTAATACTTGACCAAAATTATCTAAAGACCATAGTCCTGGTTCAAGGACAACATCGTTTGCAGAAGATGCGTCTCCCCATCCACCTGCACCCCAAGTATCAGTTCCCCAACCATAACCATACGATTGTTCTGCAGGACCAACATTTTCATAAGGTTTAACATCTATACTTCCACCTGTTGCAACCGTAGCAGTAGCAGCAGAAGATTGAGTAATAGTAAAAGTAGTGGTAGATCCAACAGTTGTAACTTGAAATAATTTATCTTCAAAATCTGCATCCGTAAAACCCGTTCCTGCGGGTAATGTTACATTGTCTAATAAAACAATATCTCCTGCAATTAAACCATGAGATGTTCCTGTTGTAATGGTACAGATAGCAGATGTATCCGTTGTAGCAATCGTTGCTGAAGATAATGTAGCTCTTAAAGGTGTGATGTCATAGAGCTGACCTTCAAAATATAATAATAAAAATTTATCGGTACCAATCGCAACATATCTATTTCCAGATATATCTACAAACGCATGTAGTTTTCTGGAAACACCAACAATGGTATCTGTAATTAAAGAAGACCAACCTGATACTTTTTCAGGTAATCCATATCTAAATCTTACATTATCAGAATCTACCCAACGACCTTGAGCACCTACTGTTGTATTCTGTTTGTCTATGCCTGGTAAGAATTTAACTTGTTGAAGAGGCATGTAACCTCCTATATCTTATCTTTATACACCCAACCTAGTGTCGCATTTACATATACTAAAGTAAATGCTGAAAGGTTAGTAGATACAGTTAAATTAGAAGCAGCTCCATTAATAGTAGAACCATTTCTTCCAACTGTTAAATTATTTGAAGCTAAGTTATTACCGCTATCAATTAATGTCACTTCGTCTCCAACCGATGGGGATGCTGGTAAATTAATAGTCACAGGAGCTCCAATTCCTGATCCTGAAGTATCGACCAATACTTGATCTCCATTGACTGCTGTATAGGTTGCACCTGGAGTTACATATCCTTTTTTTCTCAAACCAAGACTTATATTCGTTCCATCCGAATACAATAAATTCGTAGATGCAATCGGTAATACAACACCTGTTCCTGATACCGTTTTAACGGTTAACGTATATAAAGAAGAAGATCTAGAAGTTGCATCTTCTACAATAAAAACTCTTTCTGCAGAATCTGGCATGGTGACCGTTCTATTCGCTGTTAACGTTCCTGTTAGTTTAAAATATAAATTCTTTCCATTCGATACTGCACCATTCGCTAGGGACAATGCAACATCGGATGCTGCAACATCTACTGCAATATAACCTGATACTGCTTGTTCGAGTTGTTGTAAATTGGTATTGGTAATCGTGCCCCATGTCCCAGACTTTTCGCCTGTAGTCATGAGCTCTAATTTTAAATCACTTGAATAAGTACTTGCCATATTTCTCCTACGGATTATCTGGATCGATTGGAATCCAAATACCAGTTGCTCCTGGATTTATTTGGTTCCATGTTATCACATCTATGGTGTTAGTTGCAAGGTTAAATCTTTGCCCTGTAACAGGAACAGCAGTGACTATATTAACAGCTGTATTACCAATAGAAACATTTATACGATTTCCTGTAGCATTTACAATAACATTAGTAATACCTACGCCTGCAAAAGGTGTTGATGCAAATGATGTAGCTCCAAAAAACATAATTATCCTCTACTTGTTTGAATAGGTACCCATACTTGATTTGCGCCAGGTACAACCCCATCCCATTTTTTAACTAATACATTAGATGTTGCAATTTCAAAAGCAGTTCCTGTTGGGAAAGCGGTTGCATTGGCTTTGATAGTAACCGTTCCTATAGATAGGTTTTGCCTGTTAGTAGTAACAATCGCAGTAGCATTGGCCTTAGTGGTAACATTACCAACTGTGATTTCTACTCTATTTCCTACTACCGATACGTTTGCATCTGCAGTAACAGTAACATCTCCTGTATCTGTATTAACTCTAGATCCAATAGGAAATACATTTGCGTCTGCTGTAACACCTACCGTTCCTGTACTTAGATTGACACGTGAACCTGTAACCGAATATTTAAATTGGAAAGTAACAATTCCCGTTGCAAGATTCGTTTGTATTCCAGTTGGGAATACATTAGCATCAGCGGTCGTCGTTACACTTGCGGTAGTTAAATTAACTCTGTTTCCACTTACACCTACTACATCCGCAACTTTAACAATACCTGTAGTAAAGTTAGCTTGGTTTCCTGTAACACTAACATTAGCACCCGCTGCAACCGTCACGACTCCTGTTGCAAGAGACGTGGCAATACCATTGACTCCTACAACATCAGCAACTTTTAAATTACCAATACTAAAGTTTAATTGACTTCCC